TACCCGCGTCAATAAGCTGACGAAGTATCGAGGTCGCTGACTTAGCCAGTCCACCCATGAGGTGAATAAGCCCCGTACCGTAGAAGCCAAGACCCGGTAGGTATCGGTAATGTACGAAATGCATACGTTTTCTTTTCTTCTCATCTTCTGCGTACCAATTCCTTCTGATTGCCAGTATTGTGGATGAGGACTTGTCTACAGTGACTACGTAAGGACGTGCAATACCATCAGGATCTTCAAAGTCTCCTTCAAGATTCAAATCAACGTGCATTTCTAAGATTGTATGACGATCATCATCTTCTATGACCGCCTCTTCACCATCTAGCTCGTCATACTTCTCCTGTATGTCGGAGTAGTCTGGCGCGGGTTCAGGAAGATCCACTTCTTTGTAGAAACCATTTACTTGTAGTTGCAAAACTTCGTTTGCTGTCTTTTTCATAACATGCGTATATCTTGGGCATGTCTTTAGATCTGACGCTCCGTATGACGCTACAAAGTCCTCTGAAGGTACAAACATAGCGCATGGACGCTCCATTAGAGGGTCATAATACACTTTTTTGAATGCAGAACCTGCGATTGGCAGTTTAAAGAGCATCTGCTCCATTTCATCTCTGTACTCAGACATCTCCTCAGTTAACAGATAATTCATCTCGTTCTGTACGCGATTTGCCTGATCTGTCCTATCTGGAGTCTGCTTCCCTACAATCTTCGTACGTACAGGCCCAGAAGCGGGGAATATCTCACCCATAGCCTGTGCTTGAAATCTTACTACAGCCTCTGTAAGTAGCGGGTGAAACACACCTGACGCACCTGACCAAGGCTGTTGACGGTCTTCTACCTTCATCCCTAATAGGTCAAGACCCTTGACATATGCTCTGGCTTTCCTATAAGCCTATTGTACTCTTCCATGTTCTTTATACCGCCACCAGATATATACTCTGATACCTCGCCTCTATATTCATTTAGACGACGTTCTAAAGCGTCAAATACACTAACTTCCACCCTGATCTAGCTCCTTCGCTATGTCTAACCCTAGTTTTGTTCCCTCGCGTTTATCTTTACGCTGCTCCTTGTCTAGCTCTGTAGCTATCTTTGCTCCAATTTTAGCGCCTTCTACTTTCTGCGAAGTTTGTAGTTTAGCTGCGTCGAGTTGTAGTTTAGCTGCATCCATCTGCATCTTATGTTGCAATTCTTGTTCTTTTATAGCTAGTTCACGTTGTTGTATTTGTGTAAGCGGATCTTGTTGCTGCTGTTGTGCTTGCTGTTGTGCTATCTCTGCTTTGTCTTTTTGCAGAACTTTCTCAGCGGCTTCTTTGGCTAGGCGAGACAACTGCACTTCTACGTCTTCTGCAAGTGGTTCCTCTTCACTAGGCATCTCCACACCGAGTTGTTTCTCTATCTCACGCCTGTATTGAAATGCTACATGTTCTGTTATGTGTGCAGCCATAGCTTGCTGTATGGCTGACGCAAACGGAGACTGGCCTATAATCTGCATAATCTTAGGGTCTTGAGCCGCCGCCATGTGTACAGCTATGTGCGCTTCGTGGTCTTGATACTTAAACGCTTTAATCGGTTCCTGTTTCATTATCATCATGTTCTCTGTAACAGGATCGGCAGGTTTCATATCGTCAGGTAATTTAACAATATCATCTGCGTTCTGTACACCTAGAACTTCTAGCATTTGACGATGCAGCTTGCCCATATCGTAAATCTGGGGGGATTGTTGGGCAAGCTGAATCGCCGCTTGATACTGCATTACACGTTGAGACATGGTTGCAGCATTGGGGTCACTTACGGGTATAACGTCTACCCGCTTATCAAAATCGCTCTTACGGTCAAAGTTACCTTCGATCTCATAAGAGTACTCTGAAGGCATGTAATCATGTATGATCTTGGCTAGTATCCTCAATTCATGCTTGAGAGACGCATGGAGCCTCGCCTGTACACCAGAAAGCACTTTCATAGATCTTTCCATCAAAGCGAGTGTTGTACCTACAGGAGCGTTAGGATTCATGTCTCCGACCTGCATGTCGGCTACAGAACCTATCCTACGCCCTTCTTCTACAATGTTTCCGAGTAGAGAATAGAGTACGCTCGATGGCTCTTTATAAGGGATAAACGTAATTGAATCGCGTATAGCACCACCCGGTACGTCCACATCCCTGAACTCGCCCGGCATAAGCGGTGTATCATCACCCTTAATACGCATGCCCCTAGCTTTAAGACCTGCAGGTAGATTAGATAACGTACCCGCGTCAATAAGCTGACGAAGTATCGAGGTTGCTGACTTAGCCAGTCCACCCATGAGGTGAATAAGCCCTGTGCCATAGAAGCCAAGTCCCGGTAAGTAGCGATAATGTACGAAATGCATACGTTTTCTTTTCTTCTCATCTTCTTCGTACCAATTCCTTCTTATTGCCAGTATTGTAGATGAGGATTTGTCTACAGTAACTACGTAAGGACGTGCAATCCCATCAGGGTCTTCAAACTGTCCTTCGAGGTTTAAGTCAACGTGCATTTCCAAAATTGTGTGACGATCATCGTCCTCTATAACCGCCTCTTCACCATCTAGCTCATCATACTTCTCCTGTATGTCGGAGTAGTCGGGGGTGGGTTCTGGTAACTCACCCTCTTTGTAGAAACCATTTACCTGTAACTGCAAAACCTCGTTTGCCGTCTTTTTCATTACGTGTGTATATCTTGGGCATGTCTTCAGGTCTGACGCTCCATAAGATGCTACAAAATCCTCTGAGGGTACGAACATAGCGCATGGACGCTCCATCAGCGGATCGTAATACACTTTCTTAAACGCAGAACCTGCGATAGGTAACTTGAAGAGCATCTGCTCCATTTCATCCCTGTACTCAGACATCTCCTCAGTTAACAGGTAATTCATCTCGTTCTGTACACGGTTTGCCTGATCTGTTTTATCTGGGGTTTGTTTTCCTACGATCTTTGTACGCACAGGACCAGAAGCGGGAAATATCTCACCCATAGCCTGTGCCTGAAATCTTACTACAGCCTCTGTGAGTAGCGGGTGAAACACACCTGACGCACCTGACCAAGGCTGTTGACGGTCTTCTACCTTCATCCCTAATAGGTCAAGACCCTTGACATATGCTCTGGCCCAGTCAGAGCGAGACTCACGGTCTGCTTGAAAGTCTGCTACCAAATCAGAAGCCATTATTGTTAGCTCATCGTCATCTATAAACTCAGCAAGGTTAGCGTCATGCCCCGGCCCTACTAAACTCTCAGTAACTTCTCCTTCAAAGTCTATTATCATCCCACCATCTTCTGTCTCTACAGACACAGCGTCTGGGTTAACCACTTCAATTTGGATGTCTTCAGAGTCTTCTTGGCCCTCTATTTCAAAAGGGGTCATCTGTTTTTCGACTGCCATTTTATGCCCTCACGATGCAAATTTATACAAACTATAGCAGATCATACCGCCACTCGTCCAGTAGAGTGTGGACGCCACCCATCGGGTGGGAGAGACGGCGTCCACGTAGGGGTTGGGAAACTTACCCCATGCGCGTACTATACTACTAATAATACTCACGTCTATAATGATATTGTGGCTCATCATCCCATTCGTCTGTTGGTAGGCGTATAAATCCACCCTGACGGAAGCGTAATAAGGCCATAACCGTACTATCTACAAGGTCATCGTTCGACATAAACGGGAAACCTGCCACTTCTTCTACTAATTCTTCTGCCCAACGGGTGGACGGAACCCACGCCATGCCCGATGCAATAATATCAGCCACGGAATTGAGTCTCGCCATCTTATCTCCAGTACCCCTGTGGGGGGTATATTCCTGTACAGGTATGCCCATACGCCTCATTTCTTGATAAATTGCCACTCCAGAAGACTTTTTCTCCACAATAAACGCGTCTGGCTCCCATTTGCGGTACTCATCCATAGATAATTGCTTCAATTCAGGAAATTCTAGCCGTTCTTTAATAGAATCGAGCAAAATTAGGTGGTGTGCGCCCTCTTCTTCGTTAAAAAACACGCCCCAAGTGGTTAAAGCGGTATAATCTGCACGATTATGCTTCTCTGCGGCAGCATCTAACGACATAATTAGGTATTCTACGGGTGGTGGGTCGTCATGAGGCCAAATTCCCCACCATTCTCGCTTAATTATAGACGCTTCTTCGGCTGTAGGCTGTTGTTGATACTGGGAATTCCACTGAAACGCGGGCATTGACGCTTTTGTACGCTCCAAAGCTGCCAAATCAAAGAACTCAGGCCATAAAGGTTTGACTGTACCATCATCAGAGTCCAAAAGTGCGGGAAATTCCACTATTTCGTACTGATCAGACAGCTCATTCTTCACCATATCGTCAGTTACACGCCCCGTGAGGTCATCCATGTGCCAACGTGTTTGTACAATCGCCACTCTGCCTCCCGGCATTAGTCGAGTACGCGCTCCAAATGTGAACCACTCGTAGGCTTTATCAAACACTGAGAAGTTTCCGTTAA